AAACAAAATGTCAGAAGAAGAACAGATTGAAGAAGTCGAGTCCACAGTTGACGAGGCCCCCGCCGAAGAAGTTACCTCGGAGGGCGAGCAAACGGCTGATGTCGCGGACGAAGCGCCAGCAGATGTCTGGAGCCATTTCAGACAGATGGAGGGGTTCAGCGGTCAGGACGATACGGCGATTGCGCAGCGACTCTACCAAGCTCTACAGCAGGAGCAGAGCGCGCAGCACGCCCTGCAACAGTATCAGTCCATCATGCCGGTGGCCCAAGAGTACCTAAACAATCGCGAGGCATTTGAGGCATGGAAGGCTCAGTCCGGTGCGCCGCAGCAGCAAGCGCAGGCCCAAGCTCCCGCCCCGCAGCAAGAAGAGCAGAGCTGGTGGAACCCGCCGAAAATCTCGGAGTCCGATAAAAGATTTTTGTCGCGGGACGAGAACGGGCGAGAGGTTATCAGCGAGTCCGCGCCGCTAGATGTTGCAGCACGTTTGCGTGATTACCAGCAGTATCGAGCAGATTTTGCTGAAAGACTTATCAGCAATCCGCAGGAAACTCTCGGCCCAATGGTCGAAAAAGTTGCGATGGAGCGCGCGCAAAGCATCGTAGATTCGCGGATAAACGAGGCAAAAGACCAGCAATATGTGCAGTATTTAGAGGAACAAAACAAAGATTGGCTTTACGACGAAAACGGAATTGCATCTGCGGAGGGTCTTGCAGTCCAGAAATATATACAGGATGCGAAATCGCTCGGTATTGCAGGAGTGCAAGCCCGGTGGGACTTTGCGACGAAAATGGTCGAGCGGGATTTACTGCTCGCCAAAATGAATCGCGACCAACAAGCCCCACCAGAAGCACTCCCGCAGCAAGCGGCGGTTCCACAGCCTGCCACGCAACGGCCAACGCAAGCAGAGCAGAACATGGACTACCTGAGAAATCAGGCCATGAGAAGCTCAAGTCAGCGAGCAGCCAGCAGTGGGACTAACGCCCGAGCGCCCGCCGCCCCAATGACTTTCCAAGAAAGACTACTGGCGCAGGCGCAAGAGCAAGGACTCTTGTGAAACGACTACCCTAGATGACAGAGGAATAGCAGATGGCTTCACCTACAGACTGGAGTAGAGTCATCGGAACGACAATCGTCAATCATCTTCGCGAAGAAGAGCTGACGACGTTCCGTAAGTTCAAGATTTTCGCAATGCTGGAGAGCAGCGGAAATGTCATTATGAATCAAAGTGGTCGCGGCTTCGATTGGAATGTCCGCTATCGCAACGCCCCTGTTACCGGCAATACGGGGGATACACCCCGCACATTTAGCCGGGTCAATATGTGGAAGCGAGCGGAACTCCCGTGGCGTGGCTTTACAACGACCGATGCGATTTATCGTCGTGAAATGCTGGAGAACCGGGGCCAGCAGGCTCTCGTTGACGTAGCGTCAAAGATGGCCGAGCGACTCAAGGAAAGCCTTGAGCAGCACTTGAGCTATCAGCCATATCGTGACGGCAACCTCCCGCAGAACGAGAATGACTTCCACGGTCTGGAAAGTTTCCTTGGTTACAACGGCACGGTTGACGAAACGTCATCCGACGTTGCTGCGCCTCGAACTTCCCTTAACACTGCCGACCGCTTTGGCTTCCCGTCAGATAACTACGCTGGTCTTTCGACCGAGCTTGGTTACTACGGCGGTGGCCGGATTGGTGCTGGCACGACTGGCACTTGGCCCGATGTTCCTGTTGATCCTGAACTGGACTATTACAGCCCCGTTATCATCAACTATAACGCCACCTCCTTTAACGAAGGCGGCACCAAGGGCAACTGGACGCTGAACTGCGTGCAGGCTATTCGGGAAGGTATCCATCAGTGCAAGCGAAATGACACGAAGGAAGCGCAGATCGACCTCGTGTGCATTGACCGCAGCTTGTACATTAAGTTCTTGAATCAGTACAACGATCAAGAGCGAATTGTTGTCAGCAAGGAAAACGGCCTGAAGGCAATGGGCTTCTCAGATGTCGTTACTCTTGATGGCGTAGAAGTGACAAGTGAGTACGCTTGCCCGAATGGTCGAGGCTACGGTCTCTCGATTGGTAACGTCGAACTTCGTTGCCTTGAGAACCAGTTAATGGTCGCCGAAGGGCCGTTCTACTCGGAGGAAACGCAGAGCTACCGCTACGCTTGTAGCACGCTCGGTAACATGCGTTTTAAGTCGCCTCGTAACTTCTTTACCCTCGCCCCTGTCACCGCAGAAGTTAACTAAGGAGAACGCAAAGAATGAGTAGCATTTTCTCAGACCCATTTTTCCGTCGCGGGTCTACCCTTCTGGGTGGCGAAGCGATTGAAACGGACTCAAACGGCCCGATTGCAGGCCGCGAGGTCGTAGGGCAGGTTAAAGCTTTCCAAGACGTAACTCCTACGGGACTTGGTGAGCGGCACAGCAATCGCTTGGTGTTCTGCGTAGCTGCGCGCTACACGGGAACTGCGAATCTGACAAGCGCAGACGCTGGCTCGCTGTTCGTGTTTGACAACACGGCATCTACCGGCGACTTGCTTGCAAGCTTCAAGGACAAGGCTACGGCTACTAACGCCAAGGCTGGAGTTGCGGTTGGAGTTCTTGACGAATACATCGGCGGCAACGTCGTTGTTCGGCCAAACGACATTGTTTGGCTGGTTGTCAAGGGGCCAACGACTGTCAACCAGACGGGCTCTTCAATCACCAAGGGCAAAGGCATCTCGCCTTCGGCCACAGCCGGTGCGGTTGCTTCGGCTTCCACTACTGCCGGTGATCTTGTCTGCGGCCAGAAGCTGGCTGAAACCAGCGCCGCTGCCGCAGGAGTTCGCGTCAACATGCACAGCGATGCGATCTAAATTGTTTCATCCTTGAAACGGGCAACAGCCTGCGGCTTAAAACCCGTGGGCTGTTGCTTTTTTATGGCTACTAAAAACAAAACATGCTCGATCTGCGGCCTGTCTCTACCAGAGGACAAGCAGCACTATCGGCACAGAGTACAGAACGGCAAGGCTTATTTCAGCGCCAACTGCCGCAAGTGCATCGCAAAGCAGAAGGCCGCGAGCAATCTGCGCAAGAAAGACCGCAGGGAAGCGGCCCTCGCCAAAGTTGAAAACGAAGGCGTCAAGCAGTTTATGAGTGCTATCGGTCGGGGCGGGTCAAATATCCCGCACTCAGCCGAACTCATAGAACAAGTTATGAACTACTTCGGGGGGGTCGGCGGCTTCAGCGCCGTCATCGTAAAGCAGTATTGGGACGCCGAGCCGGGGGGCTCTCAAAGAAGCAAGCTTATCGAGACCATGTGCAGACTGGTTTCCAAAAACGTCGAACAGGGTGGAGCTAAAAAGCCACTAACCCTGTGGACTGAGGACGAGCTGGAAGAAGAACTAAATGCCCGCATACAAAGCGCGTTTACTATCGTGCAGGGAGAGATAGATAATGGCGAAGAAGAAAGCGGCCAAAAAGCCAGCGGCAAAACGTCACCCGCGAATAAAGCCACCGGCAAAGATACCGAAGGTGCCGGTGATCTCGGAGTTCCAAAAAGACGAAATAAGGCAGCTCCAAAGCGAGATTCGCGACAGGCGTCTTGAGGCGCTTCGGCTGTATCGCCCAAACCCGAACCAAGAAAAAATCCATTCTTCTACCGCAAGCGAGAAGCTTGTGATCGGCGGCAATAGGTCGGGGAAAAGTCTATGCACCTTCGTGGAAGATGCTAGGGCCGTGACAGGACAAGACCCGCATGGCAAGTATCCGAAAGAGAATGGAATCCTTGTTATTGTGGCGAAGGACTGGAAGCATATTGGGCTTGTGGTTGTTCCGTATTTGTTTAGAGCGGGTGCTTTTCGGATCATCAAGGACGAGAAGACGAAGGAATGGCGGGCGTACAACCCGGCGACAGACGAACACAGGCGAGGGGAAACAAAGCCAGCGCCCCCGTTAATACCGCCACGGATGATAAAGAAGCAGTCATGGGTACTCAAAAGCTCAAACTTTATGTCATCTTGTGTGCTGACAAACGGTTGGAGATTCACTTCTTTAGCTCAGAGGGCGAGCCGGTACAGGGCTTCCAATGTAACATTTGCCACATTGACGAGGATATTAACAACGAGCAGTGGGTGCCTGAAATGCAGGCGCGTCTTGTTGACCGCAAGGGAACGCTAATGTGGAGCGCTATGCCGCACTCCACGAATAATGCGCTGCTCGGACTGAAAGAGCGGGCAGACGCAAGCGAGGAGCAGCTTGGGGAGAAGTCTGAAATACGCCAGTTCAAGCTGCGCTTTCTCGACAACCCGTTTCTAGACTCTGAGGAAAAGCGCAAAAGCATTGAGAGGTGGTCGGCAAACGGCGAGGATGTGCTGCGCATGCGCAGCGAAGGCGACTTCATAACAGACAGCATCCTCGTGTACCCCACTTTCGACATGCGCATTCACGGCATGGAAAGGGACGAACTTCCAGACGGAGGGATCGTTCCAGAAACTTGGACGCGGTATTGTGCTATTGACCCGGGCCACGCAGTAACAGCAGTCCTGTTCATGGCCGTCCCGCCAGACGAATCTTTCTGGCTTTGCTACGACCAGCTTTATTTACGGCAATGCAACGCAACGATGTTTGGGGAAGCCTTCGCCAAGAAGGTCGGCAGCGCTCATTTTCATTCCTTCATAATCGACGCACACGGCGGCAGATTGCGAGACATCGGCTCCGGTCGATTGCCTTCGGAGCAATACACCGAACAGTTAGTAAAGCACGGCATTAGGTCGCAGGTCACAGGCTCCTCGTTTCTGGCAGGATGCGATGACATCATGGCTCGGTGCGAAAGTACCAGAACTGCGCTGCACATTAGGCCGAACGGGACGCCCCAGATTCGAGTGCTGAGAAACGCCTGCCCAGACCTCGAAAGAGAACTCAAGCGTTATAGGAAGCTGGTCAATCATGTGGCTGGAGTCGCGATAGTCACTGACAAGCCGAACACTAAGGGAGAGTGCCACATATCCCAATGCCTTGAGTATCTCGCCGCATATCGCCCCAGTTACCACAAGCCTCCCGCACGGTATCAAGAAAAAGAGCCTTGGTGGGTTCAGTGGCAAAAAGACCGGAAAAAGCGGCTGACAGACCAGCACGGGTCGTTCGTATATTTAGGGCCACAAGGAGACAGGAATGGCCGCAACTAGCACAAAATCGTGGACTATGCCCCGCCCTAACGTCGGGGACGTTGTCTTGTTTAGCAAAGATTACCGGAGCTTTTCCAATCCAACTGTCGGATGGGTAATGCAGGAACCCGGGCACAAGACCATAAGCATTGTAACCTTCACGCCATCTGGCTATTCGCTGGTCTACAACAGCTGCCACCACAAAGACGATCCGGCGCTCCAGCAAGACAACGGATGGCAAGACCTCGGCGTGTGGGATTTTGCAGAGTCCACAAAGACGATGCGCGAACTCACGCAGACAAGCGAGGTAACAAGTGCAGGAAAGTCTTCCGCAAAGTAGCCCACTAAGGCAGATAGTGCAGACTTGGGTCAAAAAGCTCAAGGCCGCACAGGACTACAAAAAGCCGTTTAACGACGACGCTAAAGAGGCGTGTCAGTTTTACGACGGCGATCATAATTGGATGTGGAAGGACGCCTACGCTAGAGGCGAGCGCGGCTACAACAGCAGCATCGCGCCCCCCAGCTTCAGGATGCAGCTCAACAAAGTCTTTGAGCTGGTGGAGATTTTCGCGAGCGTTATCTACCACAGGAATCCTGTGCGCACGGTCTCCGTCATGGAGTATCCGGATATACCGCCAGAGGTCATGGGCCTCAGTCCAGAAGCAGGGCAGGGAGAAGCAACTCCGGAGCAGCAGCAGCTCATTGGAGTGGTGGCCGCTGAAGCGCAGCAGCGAGCAATTCGCAAGATGGGGGCAAGCCTCCTAGAGCATTACCTTAACTGGACGCCCGTCGAGTTAGACCTAAAGCGTCAGGCAAGGATGGTCGTGAACGAGGCGATGATAAAGGGGGCGGGCGTTTTCTGGACGGAGATGATTGTCGCCGACACTACCGCAGATTCGCAGATGCCTCCGATGAAAATGGTCGGAAGCTTTTACGACACGATTGATAACTTGCTTGTAGACCCCGACTTCGACAACGCCGACGATCAGCTGTGGTGCGCACGCAAGATGGTCAGGCCGATGGCAGAGGTCGCCGAGCAATACGGAATCCCGCTAGAAGACCTAGAGAAGCACGCGGAGAAGGATTCGCCAACCCTCAATCGAGAGCCAAAAGACAAAAAGAAAAAAGACACGACTAACAAGCTATGCACGTTCTACAAAATATGGAGCAAGACGGGCATGGGCGACAGGCTCAAGGACGCTCCAAAGGATAACAAAGGTGTTTTTGATCCTCTTGGCAAGTATTGCTATCTGGTTATTTGTGAAGGGGTTCCGTATCCGCTTAACGTCCCGCCTTCAACGCT